AAAGAACCCGAGAAAAAATGATGATGCAGTTCCTTACGTCGCTGAAAGTATAAAGCAATTTGGCTTTAAAGTTCCGATTGTTATTGATAAGAACAACATAATTGTCGCTGGGCATACCCGATACAAAGCAGCAAAAAAAATTGGATTTAAAAGCGTACCATGTATTATTGCCGATGATTTGACAGACGAACAGATAAAAGCTTTTCGTTTAGCTGACAATAAAGTATCTGAAAAGGCAGAATGGGATTTAGATTTACTGGACAGCGAAATTGAAGGAATATTCGATATTGATATGACTGATTTTGGATTTGAACTCGAATCAGAAGAATTAGAAGCTGAAGAAGATGAATACCAAGGAGCCGTTCCAGAGAACCCTTTTACTCAAAAAGGCGATATGTGGAAGCTGGGGGAGCATCTGCTTTTATGCGGAGATAGCACATGTATCACAGATATTGAGAAATTAATGCATGAAGAAAAGGCTGATATGTGCTTCACTGATCCACCTTACGGATATGAATACCAAAGTAACTTAAGAAAAAAAAAGCAAGAAGTTCGACGTCATTGAAAACGATGATAAAATATTAGACTTTTTTCCGAGTATACAGCTTGTATGCAATGGTTTTGTATTTATATGCACGACGTGGAAAGTTCTTGATAAATGGATACCGCTATTTAAAAAATATCATGATCTAACGAACATGATTATTTGGAACAAAGGCGGAGGCGGAATTGGTGACTTAAAACATACTTTCAGCACTGACTACGAAGTTATACTATGTGCAAATAATGGCAGGGAAATAACTGGAAAAAGAATCGGTTCCGTATGGACTATAAAAAAAGATTCTTCTTCTGAATACGTTCATCCTACGCAAAAGCCAATAAAGTTGTCAGAATTTGCAATAAGGAACACAACAGAGCGTGGAGATATTGTTCTTGATCTATTTGGAGGCTCAGGTTCCACATTAATTGCCTGCGAGCAAATGGACCGCAGATGCAGGATGATGGAATACGATCCAGCTTATTGCGACGTGATAGTGGACAGATTGGAAAAATTCACAGGAAATAAAGCAAAATTAATCAGAGAGGTAGAGGGAAATGAATAGTAAATGGCAAATGAAAAAAACTTAAGACCCGGTAGTATGCAAAGCAAGAGCGAAGCTAGAGCAAATGGGAAAAAAGGCGGAATCGCCTCCGGACAGGCTCGCCGCAGGAAAAAAACCCTCTCTGAACTTGCGAAAATGATAGCTGACAATCCAGCACCCGACAATACTCGAGCAAAGCTCGCAAAAATGGGAATATCCGACGAGGACGCAAACAACAACGCTGTTGTAGCAGCATCTATATACGCAAAAGCTATCAAAGGAAATATGCAGGCAGTGGACAAATGGGAACAGTTGGTAGCTGTTTCAAAATCAGACGAAAGCGAATATGAGCTTCCTGCCAGAGTACTCGGTAAGGCATTCGTGGACATTAATCGACAGATTAAGCCTAACATCGAATATGTATTCGAGGGCGGCCGAGGCGGTCTGAAATCTTCATTTGTAGCTTTTAAGATTGTTGAACTTATCAAGAATAACCCTCAGATGCATGCCTGCATTACAAGACAGGTGGCTGGTACTCTGAAAGATTCTGTATATGCTAACATGAAATGGGCTATCAATGAACTGGGATTGATGGAAGAATTTGAATG